GTCCAACTCGTACCACCATCGACTGAATACGACGCACTAACACTCGTGCCCTTCAACTCCAACCGCACCCGCTGTGTCCTGATGTAGAGGTCCATCGCCATAGACCCGCTGGTGAAGTCCTTAGTCACAAAGTACGGCTGGTACGACGTGCCGTAGTCCTTATAGTACCCATCCCGCTGTAGCGTCAACCCATAAGTCGCGCCCCCAGACAGTAGAAACACAACCGCCAACGCGTCCTGATTACTGCCACTAAAGGCGACGGTCGTTTCGCCATCTCGCAGATAGAACGCATGCACAGGTGTTGTTGCGAGAGTGTACCGGAACCAGGACTTGTAGTTGGCGTCGTACACAAAGGCATTCCACGTCGAACCATCAATGTCGATCGCGAAGAAGTACGCTCGACGGTTGATGCGATCAAACGAAGCAAACGCCTTTACTACGTCCGAGGGCGCTTTACTCATGTTAGCCATCAAGAACGGCTGTACCTTTTCGTCCATCAACGGCGCTTGCACCCCACCGCTGTACTTCCTGATACCGTCGCGTGCGATAAACAGGTGCGAGTCGCCGTCGGAGATAAGCGACAGGGGGGCCCACAGGCCCACTCCGTCGACAGCCGTGTCGACTTGATAGACGCTATTACCGCCGATATAACTTACTGCGGCGATCGCACCCGTTTTGTAGACCATCATATACTGGCCAAACTGCATAGCGTTCTGGATCTCGAACTCGTCGGTTACGATATCGAGCCAACTGGCACTACTGGCCGCAGGTGCTGGATCCCAGGTGTCAGGGTCACCAGCGCTGCACCACCGCATGCGCTGTGGCCTATTGGTACCACTCTCAGTCGTGTTGAACATAACCAAGTGCTGACGAAAAGTCCTCAATACCTTAGCACCTGTTACCGTAACACCCAAGGTGTTGTCTACCGTCGCGATCTTAGCGAACGCAGCACCAGCACGTGTCAGCTTCTGCAACCCCAGCGTAGGTGCCATAGCGTAGAGGTGCGTGTCCATGCCACTACTGCTCACAATCGCCGCAGCCGTATCGGTGTCGTAGTTGTAAGTCGTAACCGCACCTGCGCCATAGCCGGTCCACATACCCGCTGCCGCAGCAGCGTAGTTCACGTGTCGCCAGTTTGTACCGTCCCAGAACTCACCTAGACCATAAATCTGGCCAGTGATAGGGGTCGCAGAGGCCGAGAACCCTGGCCTCGTGACCAGTGCGCCGTCGTCGAACACCATGTTATTCCCGTCAACCAGTTCTTGGTTGTCGAGGTAGATGGGCTCAACGTTCGCACGAATGCCCTTCATCCCCACCGCAGGTATGTACACGCGTTGTGGACCGACTTTGGCGTCAGGCACTTTCAACTCCACTGTACTCAGGACTACTGCCCACGTCAGGACGCGCCCAATACGCACCAGGTGGTTGCACTTGCTCGTCACCACCACGAATACGGACCATGCGAGCAGGTTGGAGGCTCAGTATTTGTACCGACATCGCCAACTCACGAGTGTATGCGGCTTGCCACGCATTGGCTTCCTCATGCCTACCAAGTGCCCTGAGCACCCGATACGTAGCGCCGTTGACGATTACCCTGTCGAACTGCACCGGCAACAGGTTACCAGCCACACCAATGTCGCCCGGCACGACCTTAAAGTAGCGACTTACCGTGTACGTGCTGTTAGGTCGAGGCGCCAGGTAGAAGTACCCGCCGTAGTGACAATACTCCACCGGCACGCCAGTAGCGTTAGCACTAGGCAACGGATACCGCTTCCGATACGTACTAGGTGCAACCTGGTGCAACACCGCACTTGACGTGGTGTTCTCTAACACCAAATCACGCGTCAAGAACAGCATCGTCGCAGGCACCGCGTACTCCTCAGTACCATCCACGCACGCAAATGTGTCGTCCTTATCAAGCTCACGAAAGTCAAACGACATCGCCAGCTCAGTCGAGACGTTGTTGAACTCCTCGCCTAGGAGCGTGTTGAGGTCAGTCCTGCCGCCTAGACGCGACTGCGCGTAACCCAGCAGTACCGCCTGTGTTGAACTCATTACGCAGTCCTAACGTGGCCTTGAGAGGTGTAGAGGTACCACCTATCACTCTGCACTAGGTATGTCTCCGTACCATAAGGCACTACGTCGGTCGGCGGACCGGTCATGCCCTCGATCGTACGTTGGCGCCTGCTAGTCGCGTAGGTCTTGCCACGCAACAGAGCCGTGTTACGCATATGTGGGATGATTGGCATTGGAAAGTCCCTTTCGTAACTTCGGTTCCCGAAAATATGGTGTGGCGGAACTCCGTAGCCCCGCCACACACCGCGCTAGAGGAGGGGGTCTACTTCATCACAGGCGCGAACACCCCATCGGCCGCATCGTTCAACGCCACCCCCTGAGTGGAGACAACGTTGTCGGTTTCACCACTACCGTCGTCATCACTGGCAATGGTAACGTGCTCACCAATGTCGATGGTCGTTGTGCCTGCCTGACACACACCCAGACCTTCGCGTTGCAACAGGAAGTACGGCGCAACTGACATGTCGACCGCCACAGGCGCATTGCCCATGATGGCCTCAGCCTGACCAGAATTTGACTGCCGCACCACGAACGGACTGTTAAACAACAGGCCAACACTGGTCGTCGCGTCGATCGCTGTAGTCAACTCATGGTACAGCGTCAACGTCGTCGCGGTATTGGACATCACCTTACGCAATTGTCCAAGACCAGCACCAGCCGTGATCAACAGATACCCGTTCTGGAACTCATTAACAGCCACACCAGCCGCACTGATTGTCAGTACCGTACTACCAGCTGCCGCAGCGACAAATTCAGCCGCCGCAATCGCTTGAGCCTCGGGCAGGTGCGTACACAGATCACCCTCAGCCAAGTCCTCGGTCGCATACGCCATCTGGAACACCCTACCGTCGATCTCCACCCGCGTACCGAGCGGAGACGGTTGGTCAGTCCAAGTAGTGTACGGACCGATAGGGAACGCCAAATCGGCAATCGGGTTCCTAGGCGATCCCGCACTCATCTTCATAGTATCATATGGACCAGCCATCGTTAGTACCCTCCAGCAGTGTTCGTGATGGTGTGGAGGACACCTTGACGCCGGCGATTATCGGTAATGAACTGAAGCCTAATGTACAGCTGCGCCACAAAATCGTTCACCTGCTGTGGGATCGCTTTCCAGTCCGTAAGCGCAAAGTCGCGCTTGCTGTCGATGCACAGATACAGGTGGTCAGTTTGCAGGAAATACAGGTTGTCGTCCAGCTTCCATGACCAGACAAACGGCGTACCTTTGTACAGGAGGTTGATGAACCCGGCATCAGCGGTCGCCTTATCGACGATCATGTGCCGCGCGTCCACCTGACTCTCGTACCACTCAAACACATTCTGCGACGCAATCAACAGGTTAGGCGTTTTGCCCTCTGTCGTCATGTCGTAGAACATCTTGCGCATGTCACTCAACAGATACAAGTCGGCCATACCGGTTGCAGCTGTTGTGTGATTGCGCCACCAAGCCTCAGTGGTACAGTCAATACCTGCCAAAGTTGCAGGCGTCACAGCCGGAGCAGTAGCCACCAGGGTCGGTAGACCCATCATGCTAATGCCCGTCTGCGCCGCACTCACTTTGTCATCGAGTTCCTCAGTCAGTTGCTCTGTGCAGTGCTTGAACTTCTCACGCATCAGATCAACGACCTTGGACTTACCTGCAACTACCGCTTCGTCGTCGTCATAACGAACCATCGGTATGGCACAGGTACGCATAGTCCATTCGACGGCTGTCATGAACTCGGTGTCGGTTGTCGCAGTCGTACCGCCACGAGCGATCCAGCTCGCAGTAGTACGCTCCGCCTTCCACACCCGTCGTTCAATCTTCCGCCCGCCGGTTATGCGCTCGATGTTACCGCTACGCCGTAGTCGATCAATCAACGGCCGAGACTTGAAGATCTGATCTTGCACGTCCGCCTTCAGGTTGCGGGTCGCTGCAACATACAGATTGTTCAGTGTCTCGGTGAGTGTGATCGCCACGGTTTATTCCTCACCAAGAGACTCCCATGCCTCACGTACCGCTGGGTCGGCGTCGGCCACAGCAGCGTCGATCGCGCTACGCACGCGATCACGTGAGAACGGTTGTTGGCTACGTGCTTCGTCTGAGTCGTCACCTTCGCCATTACCCACGGTGCGGCGTCCGCCTTGCCCAACACTGCTAGGTGCCTCGGGACTGTGGCCACCTGGTGCGTCGGGCTCAACTTGACCTGGCGCTGGTCCCTGTTGCGCCTTCTCAAGGAACTGCTGCGCCTTCACTGTAGCGTATAACACGAGAGGGTCAGTTGGGTCCAACTGCCCTGTGGCTATGTCCTGCTCTAGTTTCGTCATCGCCTCGATCTGGTCACCAACATCCGGCAACACCTCACGCAACTCTTTCAACCGCTGCGCCTTACGACCCGCCACTACCTCATTTCTTACCGGCGTAACCTGCTGCTGCACGTTCTCCGCCACAGCACCAATCACACTCGACGTGATGTGTTCCACGAGTTGCTCGTTGCTCATGTCATTCACACCTGGGTCGTCGGCCGGGCGACCCACTGGTGCGTTTGACGTGGCAGCGACCTGCCTAAACGCCTCCACAAAGTCGTTGTGCATGCGTTGCATCTGCTCACCCTGCACTGAAATAGCCGTCTCAAGCGCACTCATACGCTCGCCCATCACGTCCTTAGCATCAGGCACAGGCGCGACCGCACCCGCACCAATAATGTCAGCGGTCTCGTTGTTCGGCATTATGCACCCTTTCTAACTCGCGTCGCTGGCTACGAAACTCGTTGTCAATAGCACGCTTAGCTGTAGTGACACGTTCAAGCGTCCAGTGACCCTCGAACTTGACGTTAACATTATCTGCATCATAGTTAAGGTCTACGGTCAACTTGAGCACCTTACTTGATGCCAAACTTACTGAGCTCGCCGAGCCAGTGCCCGGCTTCTCCGCTGTGGATGGCTTTGTCGATTTGCTCGTTAGAAAGCTTAATTTCTGGCGGGCGCGCGTCTTCATTCGGATCACCTTCAAGGTACGTAGATACGGCACCATGACGTTTACACAATTCGCGTAACTGGCGTTTACTGCTGATACTTACAGGCTCACCAGCGAACGATTCACACAGTCCCTCCTTAATAGGCTCGACGAACTCAGTAGTGCGTTGCCCACCCGCTGCGGGCCGCACTACCGCGTACTTACCCACACGACACTTAATGCACGGCTTTCGAGGGTCGAACAGCGAGAACGTACCAACGAACAACTCGTTCTCGTGTCCACACTCGCAACACCGATACTTCCTCACACTCATGCCGATGACCTCGACTTACCCTGCGACTGGGGAGAATTGTTCTGTTGCTGTGCCTGCTGCGTTTGCTGCGCCTGCTGTAGTATCCGGCCCGCATTCACACCAGTAATAGTACCGCCCAACTCCTGCAACACAGCCTGCGGCGGGATGCCCATACCAGCGAACAGTTGCAGGTACATCATCGTGCGCTGCTCGCGTTGTTCGCGTGTCTCCGGTGCTACCGGGTCCATGTCGATGTTGATGTCGAACATGGTACGGGTCATTTGGAGTACGATGGGCCAAAGGGGCGCCAGTTCCTCACCTACGATAGTCGCGACCTTCTCCTGAGTCCAAGGTCTAGTGCGTGTGATTACGTCTATGAACCACTCGGCACACCTAATAACCACAGGCGCAATAGCATTGATCTTGCGGTCTTCTACCCGCGCACTAGACCCCTGCGCCACGTTCTCCACCTCTTTGGCTGTCCTACGTGTGCCGATAGAGAACGCACCCATAGTGTTCCTACTCATCCCTACCTGCTCACGTATGTTCTCTGGTTCCATCTGTGCGATCTGCATCAACTCCTGTGGCACACCTAAGAACTGGAACTGTTGGAACGCGTCGCTGAGCTTACCCTTAACGGCGATACCTTCTCCAACAACCCCTCGTTCGAGCTTAGCAAGCTCCTCAGGATCGATCGCTGCATGGGTGTAAGCGAACCCACGAGCTGTTCGTCGTCGGTGTTGCTGGATTTGGGTCCAGGTTTCGTTGAGTCCTCGCTGCTGATCTTCAATAAGCGCAACATCACTAACACCCCAAAAGCACTGCGTATCTTCGTTAAACACCATAGGCGCCACTGGCAACCCAAGGTTGTCCATGAGGTCGGTTTCCTCGTTGACCAACCAATATGGGCAGTCAGGTGCGTAGACCATCACCTTACGCTTTTCCAAGTCCCAAATTTCCCGCAGCTCAACGAGCTCCTCAACCGTCTTCCGTCCCTTGCGCTGACTGCTACGGTGGAACCGCTCGTCGTCGGGTCCAGGGAACGGGCTCCACCGATTGGCCTGGAGTGCCCCTCGCGCACGCGGGGTGTACCTAGTGTCACGTTTCGCCTCGTCGAACGGCCTAATGATCCTGAACGCACACCACGGCGCACGGTGGATACGGATGGTGCCAAAGGGTGCGAAGAAGTCCTCGCTCGCCACATGCCTTGCCCACGGCAACCCTGGCGGTAGGTTCTGGTCGAACTCAACGCGCCTACCCCTACTGTCGATAAGCCCTAGTCCAGTACCCAACACCGGGTCGTACTGCGCACCACCAAACGCGCCATAGAACGTGTCGAACCCAAACTTCATCACACCAGTACCAACCTGCGAAGTATCGAGCAGGTTCAGGCGCATCTCCTCCTTGAACCCTGTGCGTTGCATGATCCAATACACCACCCACTCCAATAAGTTCGTCGCAGGGGTCATTGGGTCGCTAGGTGGCCTGCGTGAATGCATGTGAACAGCGGGGTTGTCGCTGTACAGCATCGCCAGCATAGTACGCAACGTAGAGTTGACCACGTTCACGCGTACCTTCGAGCTGGCAGCAAACTTGTTCCGCATGTAGTCACGCCACCGTGCCCACATCTCGCTATCGCCAAAGTCCTTACGATAGCGCTCACCATCGTCCAACCGCTCGTCCCACTTATCAATTTCGGTTTTTTGACTCACGAGCGTAGCTCCCGCGCCAATTGCATTTTGATGTTTTCCCTAAAGGTGCGCATCAGCGGTTCATGAATGCACTCTACGTAGCGATCGCGCACGACAGTAGGGAGTATGTGAAAGTCAATAGGTTCAAGGCTCACGCGAGCCGGGTCGAATAGCTGGACCATTTCATCGACCGTCTTAGGTGCGCACCAACGATGTTGAAGTAGCGACCAATACAACCGCACCAAATCCAACCCTGTACCGAACGCCCTCACGGCCCACGGGACGGTAAACATCTGCGAGTGCAACGACGAACTGAGCTTGACATATGGTTCGATGGTGATAAGCGGCCCAAATAACGACTCGACGCCTTCGTACACTAACTCACCTGACATGACCTCAGGATACAAGTCCATCCCACGAACGATACACTTCGCACAGCTCATAGCCACACGGTCCTCTTGATGCCGCGCCACAAAGTGCATGTCGAACACCTTGTCAGGAGGCAGCCCCACAAGGTCGAAATCACTGACGAGCAACTGCCACAGCCGCTCAAGTTCACCAAGTGTAAGGTGCGACACGTGATCACCAGGCACAAACACGTCCACGTCTGGCATCACAGCAATCTTCTCACCCTTAGCATGCGCCGTGAACCATCCAAGCGCATACGTCAGCATGTGCCCAATGTGCAGCGGTACACCAAGGTTGGGGTAGAATAGGATCATGCTGCTTTGACCTCCTCGATGGCCTCACGCACCTTCGAGCTTGCGGCAAACTTGTTCCGCATGTAGTCACGCCATCGCGGCCACAGTTCACTGTCGCCAAAGTCTTTACGATAGCGCTCACCATCGTCCAGCCGCTCGTCCCACTTATCAATATCGATTTTTTGGCTCACGTGCACGGCTCCTGTTGCAGCATGGTACGCACAACCTCTTTACGC